ATTATACCATATTTTTAGTCATTTGTCAAGGCTAATTACAATTTATTTTTATGCTTTCCATAATGACAATCTGTACAAATTGCCTGTAAATCTTCCATTTTTTCATCCTACCACCATTTTTTGTTTTTATCCAACCACAAATTTGCCAATGGATAATTCACATATTTATTACTATACAAATCTTTGTTAAAAACTCTAAAATCCTCAGCCAGATGCAAACTATGACCAGAATATATCAACTCCTTTCTATTTTTCAAAGTTTTATAATAACCCCCCACTGTCTCTCCAGTTTCGTAATTTTCATATTCTTCAACATATGTTTCGTCAGCTTCATAATGGCATGGTTTTACCGTAGCACCACTTTCCCAATAATAAACCCTACCCAAACTATTTCCATGTAAATACTTTTGCCAAGCTTTTATATTTACAGTCATTTTATCAATTGGCACAAGAACCCATATAACATAATAATTAATACATCTATACTTACTCATCCGTTCTTCAATTAGATCTACACTGATATCAGATTTCTGAATTTCTACAACCACGGCCTTGTCGTTATATGTAGAAAAAAGTACATCTGGTCTAACACCATATTCTCTTAATGGGGCTTCAATCATACATGCTTTAACATTAGGATGCTTTTTCAACTCATCGTAAATTGATGTCTTGATATTTAAATGTATTTGTGATTCCCCACCACTAAACTCACAACTAGACTCAGGTATATGTGCAAAATGATGAATATTTTTCCTACCTTTTTTTATTATAACATCACCCTCACAATACGGACATCTAAATCTTGAACCATCTCTTTCTGTTTTTGATGCCACCAATCTTTCTTTATTATCATTTATTGCAACAATCATTATCACACCACCTTGCTGAAATTACCAATTTTCTCAAATTTCACTACATTCTCAAATTTATCAAATAATGCATCCCCTTTATGCGAAATAACAAAAATATTAATTCCCTGCCCCATACTATGCAATAGCTTCATAAATTCATCAGTACCCCCAGTGTCCAATGAACTATCAAATACCTCATCCAGTACCAACAGATTTGTATTTGCACTGTTCTTCATTTTTGCAATTGCTCTCCAAGTAAACAGCAAAGACAAGTCAATCCTCATTTTCTCACCTTCACTGAATGAATCATAGCTGAACTCATCCCGAAACCGACTCTTAATTTGCTCATTGAAATTTTCATCCAATGTAAAGTTGAAATACGAGTCCATTGCAGTTAAATGCTTATTGATCAGCTTATTCATAATAGGTAGATATTGCTTGATGATTTTTGTCTTGATTCCAGTATCCTTCAATAGATCACTTGCAAGATGGAAATATTCACGATCTGTAATAAGTCGCTTTCTCTTGGATTCCAGCCTATCGCGATCCGATTTCAGAACAGCTAATTTCTCATCATCACCATATGACCGCTTCTTGACCTCATTCAAATAATCAATTTCCTTTTCCAGCTTCAAAACATAGTCATCAATACCATCTACCTGATAGCCTATCCTCTCTGACTCACTATCCAACTTGTTTATTTGAATGCGTATACTTTCCATTGAATTACGTTTGACATTCATTCTAACTAATTTATTACCCAAATCGTTCAGACCTTTCCCCTTTTCATCTATCATCTTATCTTTTTCTAGCATAATAGATAATTTATGGCCATTCTCAATACCCTGCTTACACAAGGGGCAGTCGTCATGGTTGTCAAAAAAATCAATGTCTCCTTGAACCTTTTCCAATGCATTTTTTATTTTATTTTCGAGCTTTTCATATTCCTTTATTTCTCCCAATAATACATCGAATCCTTCCACCTCTGCCAACAATTCTTCTGCTTTGGTCGTATTTTCATCAATATTTCTTCTATGATCCGAAGCTTCTTTCTGCGAGGTGCGAATAACTTCTTTAGTTTTTGTAATCTTATCATTATTGATCTCCTTAACCTCTTGTATATACTTTCTTTGAATCTCTATTTTTTCTGAATTCAAATCCAGAGTTTGATCATTTACAAATAATTCATCTTTATTATCAGTTATTCTCTCTTTTAAAATCTGATTCATTATTGAAAATATTTGTATATCCAATAAATCCTCAATAACTTCCCTGCGATGGAATGCAGGCAATTGCATGAATGGTTGGAATGAACTTGAACCCAATACAATAATTTGAGTAAAACTTTTGTAATTGAGTTTCAATATTTGCTTTTCAAGACGCTCTTGATAGTCCTTCACTTTTGCATCCTGATTGATCAATTCATTATCTACATATATTTCAAATATATTTGGCTTCTGGCCCCTTCTAACCAAATATGCCTTCTTGCCAATAACAAACTCTACTTCTGTCAAGCACCCTTTACCATTAACCGTATTGATCATCTGAGTCTTATTAACTTTACGGAATGGCTTCGAGAATAAAGAAAAAGTTAAAACATCCAACATGGTAGATTTACCAGAACCATTTTCACCAATTACTAATGAAGTTGGATGCCTATCTAATTCTATCTCAGTAAAAGAATCACCAGTACTCAGGAAATTCTTCCATCTCAATTTCTTAAATTGTATCATGATATATCAACCGCCTCAGAATAAATATTTCTCAATAAACCATCAAGCACTGCTTTATCCAAATCTATACTCAATCCATCTACATATTTTGATAGGATAGTCAAAGTATCTTCTGCTTCATACACAGACTCATCGCCTTCAAAAAACAGTTCAGATTCTTCTATGATACTTATATCCTGAGGCGAAACAGCATATAAAGTGTTTATAAATTTATCAAATGCATATGCATCAGTCTTATTCTTAACTATCAACTTTATATATGCATCTGTATAGTAGCTCAAATCATGGTTAGTGTAATCAATAGTTTCATCATAATAAATTTTATGATACAAGCGATATGGATTTTTTATAAACTCCAATTCCCTAGTTTCAGTATCAAATACATGAAAACCCTTATCCACTTCAAAATCTGACCAACTTAATTCGTATGGAGAGCCCAAGTAACAAATGCTGTCCAAGCTAGATTTGTAATGAAAATGGCCACTATAGACCACATCAAAATTTTTAAAATCTTCTTTGGTGAGTCCACTTTCTGAATACACCCCCTTTTGCATTAAAAAACCTTGTAATTCTAAATGACCCATTAGAACCTGCGATGAAGTATTTCTAAGTACTCTCATACACTGATCAAAATTCTCAGAACAGATCCATGGCATCATACAAATATCAAGACCGCCGATATTTACATCCCTTGGCTCATCATAAATGCTAACAAAAGACAAATCGCCAAGTAATTCATTAATAGCATTTATTCTGTTTGTGTTTCTGTAGTATGTATCGTGATTGCCCACAATAACATGAGTATCAATTCCACAATCTTGGAGTCGAAATATAAAATTAGACCTAAGATTACTAAGCGTAACATAATTTACAAATTTCCTTCTATCTACTAAATCTCCCAAATGAATTACAGTTTTTATCTTATTATCTTCAATATATGGAAAAAATACCTTATCATAAAATTTCTGAAAATATTTCTGAAATACCAAATTATCATTCTTTATACCAAAATGCGTATCTGTAATTAAACATATTTTCATGTAAGAAATTTCTCCAAATTACTATTTTTCTTCTTACGACACTTTTTCTTCTCTGCTAACTTCCTTTCATAATCATCTATCAATGTTTGATCAAAATTAAAATCAAGAACACTCTTGTAATCTTCTAAATCTTGCTCACTTAAAAATGATAATTCCTGTAGAATCCCAGCCTTTTCCGTCATCTTATGTCTAATGTATGATTGCTTCTTTTCTTTTTCTATTCTTCGTATAAACGCGTAGTATATTATTTGTGTAAAGTATGCAAAAGGATTCTTGGACTTTTCTTCGTTAAAATTATGACAGTATTGCAGACAGTTTTCTATACCATCTGAAATCATATCATCCTTATATGTGTAATTGATAAAATTCGGCCGAAATGAAAGACCAGTAGCTATATCCAAAAAACACTTGCCAATATACTCTGTTACTGGCGGTATGGACTCATCCAAAGCTTCGGCCTCCCTCACTTTCTTCTTATATTCAATAATTGCTGCATAAAATTCTTTATTGTCAATATAATGACTTTTTTTAGACATATGGAATACCCCAAACATAACATCATTATATAAATTATTCTCACTTTTAAATTAATACCTATATTATACCATAAAAAAACTCATTTGTCAAGGCCTTTTTTCCTTGACAAACAACAAAAAATATGGTATAATACTGTGTATACAGGGAAAGGGAGTGATACTATATGGAATGAGTATACGACTTAAGCATGTTAAACTTCTCACTATGATATATTTTAACCCTTTCCAGATAATGACGAAATGTATAATTCATATATTTACCTATGGTTAAATCATCAACAACATCGATTAAGACCACTTTAGTTTTGCTATCAGTTCTTCGCAATCCCCTACCAATACTCTGTAGATTCCTAATTCTACTTTTACTAGGTGATGCAAATACAACATTATTCAAATTTTTTATATTTATACCAGTTGAAAATGTGCCATAAGATGCAACAATGATATTATTATCAGTTCTTTCACAAATATCCCGTACTGATTCACGATCTTCAGCTGATATTCCACCATGTATAAAAAACGCATTCTTCCCTTCCTTCTGGCCTACTAAGTCATATAACATTTTTCCATGCTTTTCAACCAATTGATATAATATTAAAGTATTTCCTTGCAATTCATATGTCATATTGACAATAAATTCATTTCTTTCTTTATGAGTAACTAAAAATTGCAATTCCTTTACATAATCCAATTCTTTTACAATCTTGCATGCAACCTCTGGATACTTGATAACAACTGGCTGGATTTTCAGATCTGCCAAATACTCAGTATCCATAAGCTCTTTAGTGGTTGTTACTTGATGTACTGGGCCAAACAATCCTTCCAAGACCAATTTGTGAGTTTTTGTACCGTCTAATGTACCAGTTGTACCTATTCTATATGAGCAATTCGCCAATTTTTCTAATATACCCTTGAGTGAATTTGCCTTATGCAAATGTGCTTCATCGCCTATTACTAAATCAAAGTCACTAAAATACTTCTTAGGTAAACGGAATAGAGATTGCCATGTGGATATTGTAACTCTTTTATCAGTATTCTTATCAGATCCTGCATATATGCGATGACAGTTACTTTCAACATCCCAATTATTTACAGTTGAATAATCTGCAAAATCTTTATACATCTGCTCGACCAGTGATATGGTAGGTACAACCAATAAAGTTTTGAAATCTTCTAAATACCGTATAATGGAATATATGACAAGTGATTTTCCAGAAGCAGTGGGGGAAACCAATACACAGCGGCGACTCTTGAGTGAATGAAATATTGCTTCGTATTGATATGGCCGAACGATGAGCTTTTTATTTTTGGAATGAATATTCAATCCATCAACAAATTCTTTCAATTCCTCTGGCTTTATAGAATCAGGCTTGAAATCTGTTAAACCTTCAACTGCATAGCTATTTTCATATGCCCATTTGGTAACTTGCGGTAGGAGTCCAGAATAAATCTTCTTATCCCAAACTGAATATAAACGTATCTTGCCATCCCAAACTTTATTTCTATAGGAAGGCATGAATTTGTATCCAGGCACTTCAAATGTAAAATGATCACATAATTCTTGTGCTGTACTTGGTTCACAATCTACTTTAACAAATACATCATCTATTTTTGTGACATTCAGAATATCAATTGGCCCCTTCAAGGAACTTTCTCCAATCAATCGCAGCCTTTATATGCCAATTTCTATCTTGTATATTTTTTAAAGTTTTTTCTAAATATTCGACTTTAGTTTTAGAATACTCTACTGCCTTTCTCATCTTGCTCATTTCTTCATCAGCGTCAAGATACATATTCACATCGCCTTTTAAAACCTTTAAATCAAAGGGCTTCTCTCTATAAACTTCTGGATCAGCCTTACCAATATAATAATGATACTTCTGCAGATATAATTTATTATATTCTTCTTCTACATTTTTATAAGCTAATTTATATGTACAATGAAACTTCAAATACTTATCATACAGATATGGAGTTCTTAATGACTCTCTATCCAATTCACTATCATCAATTGTCAAATCCTTATCTACTTCCAAAAACAAATCATCTAAATTCATATATTACTTTACCGTTTCAAAATGGAGATCCGTAAAGTTAAATGAAGCTGTTGTTGCAATTACTGGAACTTCTGTTTGAGTACTATCAAATGCAACTTCACCCAACGTTGTTGGCCAACAATCATAAAACATGACCGTTTTGTTGGCATTCATATTATTAGTCAAGATCGTTAAAATCCCTGTAGTTGATATACCTGTTCTGGAATTTATTTCTAAATTCCTTCTCTGATTGAAAGAAGATGTTGGAGCTAGTCCGCGTATCCAATTGAAAAGTTCCAAATAATTTTCCATATCCTCATCAACAATAAAGGATATATCAATGGCACTATAAGTTACATTATCGCCATGAACAGTATAATCTCTTAATGGAGTTGGAACTGTAACTTCGCCCAATGTAAGAGATGGCAAGGATACTGTCTGACAAAAATAGGTGACATTTGGCAATGCCTCAAATGAAAATTTAAATGAAATTGGAGACAGCGTATTATAATTTTCTGGTAAACCTTTTACTATTGACATTTCTGTACCTCCAAATATATTTATAAACAAAAAAAAGAGGGGAGATTTCTCCCCCCTCTGAAATGTAGCGGTGAAATGCGTTTACATCAAGTTACGGACATCAATTGTACGATAGTAGAGATTGCCACCATCATTCAATGCACTGGCCGGAGTTGAGTTCGCGAATGGATTTCCAATCATTCCATATCGGGTTTTAAATCCGATTTTCGGTTGGAAACTATTTTCACCAACAGCTTTAACCATTTGTAATGGTACATACGGACAATAGAAGATACCAGCATCGTAAGGCGAAGAACCTTTATAACCGATAGTGACATATTCACGACCATTAGCTTGTGCAGCAAAATAAGGATCGACATATACTTTATAGCGACCACCAAGAGTACCGACAAAACTATCACCAGCAATACCATCAGCTGACAAACCTCCAGTACCAATATCTCCACCGGCACCAGTGTCTAATTGACCTGTCATAGACAATGCAGCAACAACATCAGCTGAGGCTAGAATAATATTTCCGCGGCCCCTACGAGTATCAACTGCAATTTTGTTAGCATCACGTTCAATGGCGAAATGAAGACCTTTGAACTTTTCGACTGACCAACGACCATTTGAATCTGTATCCAGATCAAAGACGCCAGCAGTTGTTGTACCAACTTGTGCACCAGAAGTAGCTACACCATTAACTGTACGGACGACTTCGCGATTAATTTCAGCGAGGATTTCCGTTGACAGAATATTAGCCAATTCGGCTTCGGCGTCAAGACCATGAATTGCTTTCAAATCTTGTGCCAATTCTGTGGTGTATTCGGCTTTGAGAGCGCGACTACGTGCTGTAACACTAACTTTGTCAATACTGAATGACATTTGACGGAACTGATTAGTACCAGTATCGCCCAAAGCTTCTGCAGCTGCCGTATCCATACCTCGGTGAGTATCACCAAGAGCTACGTCATTAGCATCAGCTGGAGTTTCGTAATAAGTTGAAGTGAACGGATCAGAATCAACTGTACCACTATCAACGCCATCAACAGCTGTTGATTGATCATATGAAGATTGACCAGTAGCTGCTTCGCCATGAAGTGCTTCTCCACCAATAGATGGGCCATCGTCGCCATAGACCGATTTCATGTAGAAAACGAGTCCTGTCGGGCCTGACATTGGTTGTACGCCAACAATATCATATGCGATCAAATTTGGAGCAGATCGTCTAATAAGACTGATCAAAACTGGATCGTAACCTTGACGGGTTGCAGGGCCTGAGCCAGAAAGACCAGGCGTTGTATTAGCTGCATCAGAACCAGTATTAGATACTGGTGCGGCTTCTTGTAAAAGTCCAGTTCCAGTAGAAGCAACTTGAGCTTCTTCAAATAGAGCCTGTTCTTGGTTTTCTAGCAGAATAGCAGTTACTTGACGGCGGAACTTATCTTCAATCTTAGGAAGATCTTCGTGGTCAAGAACTGGTTTCCACTTTTCTGTTAATTTTTGTGAAAATTCCATATTTTCTCTCCTTTTTTATTTACTTAAGCGACCTTGAGATTGCTTGAGTGTATGCTGTCATACTACTACTAATCTCAGCCGGGAAAGACGGTTCTTCAGAGTCCACTTCTTCTTCCGTAGTAACTGCTTTCGGGAAATAGTTCTCTTTAAGAGTCTTTACTTTTTCTACAAAGGTTTCAACATCCCCATCAAATTCAATTGATTCGGTAAGTTCTTTTAACTTCTCAACTTCCGTATCAACTAAATCAGCTGAAGCTTGTTGCAACAATTCCAGACGTTGTTTTTCTGTAACTTGCTTTGTTAATTCAATATTCTCATTAATCTGAGTACTTAACTTATCTTCTAATTCTTCTACTTTTGTAGTTAGTTCAGAAATGACATCAACTTTGTCTTCTGGAACTTCAATGTAGTGACTAGAGAATAAAGTTTTTAAACCTTGAATAAATTCTTCGGTTAATTCTGATTTAATACCACTCTCGATGGCTATTTCGTTTTGCTGCATCCATTCTTCAACTACATAGTTAAGATAGGAATCGACCTTTTCAACGAGTTCTTTTTTGACTTCGGTCTGTGCTTCTTCAAAGTCCTTTTCAACCTGTTGTTCAATATTTTCCCAAATCTTATCCACATGATCATCAACCTGCTTCTGTACAGAAGCTTCAAGAATGGTAGATGCCTTTTCTTTGAACTCATCGCTGAGTTCTTGGCCATTCAAGAGAGCATCAACATCGGCAGACGAATCATAAGAAAGTTCTGGACGAACCTTTTCTTTATTGATAGTTTCCATGTATGATTGCTCCTTTTCTTTTAATTGTAATTCTCCTACTGGAGTTCTATACTCTGAAGTAGCTGTTACCCTTCGTATAGTATCTTTCCCCTTTCTTCGCTTCCTCATTAAAGAAAAGGCTTTGTCTGATGCTTTTTGTTTAACACTTTTAGCAACTTTCTTAAATTTTCCACTGGCCGTTTTGACCAAACGGAATAATTTAGTTCCAGCCCCCAACTTTTTACGGGCCTCACGCTTCTTTTTTTCTAATTTACGTTCTTTTGGATTTATTATTTTCTTACGTCTTGTTATAATCTTTTCAGCTAATTCATATTCTTCAGCATCAGAAATTTCCATATAAAAAGACTTCTCGATACCTTGAAGACTATCATATTCATCTTCAGTAATAAATTCAGAAAATGAATTATCCTCTGAATTTACTAAATCGTTAAAATCTTCTTGTAAATTACCCAAAAATATATACCCCTAAAGAACAATAATATTCTATCATGTATTTATACGATTTATAATTTTGAGAAAAATTTATCAAATGCTCTCAAAATAGTTTCTTCACGTTCCTTAGTATTATATTTCTTTTCAACAATTTCTTCAATTTCCTCAACTTCTGATTCTTTCAATAATCCATTATCCCAAATCCATTCGCGACCTTCCATTATACCTTGAACAAATGCATTTGGTGCAGATGGATCAGCAACAATATCAGCTGCAGTTGATAAAAGAAAATCATCCTTTACCATTTTAATACCATCGCCTCTTTCTTCCAAAGAACCCATGCCCCTAGATGAAACACCTAATTTAGCACCGTCGCCAAGTAATCCTTCTACAATTTTTCCATATGGAGTAGAACTCAGAACTTTTGCTTTACCCACATAATTATTACCATCTTTTCTTAATTTGGTAATAAGATGAGAAACCCGCTCTAAATTGATGGTTGGGCCATCTGGATGACCTAATTCACCAAACGCTCTATTTTCCTTAATATACTCTTTATTATACCTTCTTACTTCCTTTTCAAGTATATTCAATGGATAGATACGACCATTGCGATTCTTCTGTTCGGCTTGGAGAAAAACCCCTTCTATGAAAAGAGATTCTTTTCCATCATCACCTGCTTCTGTAAAAACTTCTACATTATCAATAGTTTCTGTAATTAATTTCATAGAATTATCTCCTAAGTATTACTATAATCAGTTCTTTCAGCAAAGCCAGTCATTTTTCTAAGCGTGATAATAGCCGTTGCAACACCAGAACCTGCTATTAGATTAATATCTCCAGTTGCACCACTACCCGTACCATATGGTAATGAAATATTGTTAAAACTACCATTACCAGTTAATTGAAGTGCTGTTTCATCTGAAGTTGCTTCCCATGTAACTGTAATGCCAGCTGCAGATGTCCATTGTATCCCAATTATATTAACCCTCGCAGTCGCACCACTGGAATTAGCTAATCCAGATACGTCTATTACTTCAGTAGCACCCGATGCAATATTTACGAGAATACTTGCAGTTCCCCCATTGAATGTCTGATCTATTAATTCTGTCTGTGCCATTATTCTACCTCTTGCTCATCTTCTACTGCTGGAGTTTCCTCTGGCTTTACTCCACCAAATAAAGATGAAGACATTTCTTGTTTTTTAGTGTCTAATGCAGCTGAAAGTTTCAACTGCAATTCCGATTCAAATTCTTTCTGTGCTTCTACTGGATTGTCATCAAAGATTTTATCTATTAGATCTTCTATTGCCATTTTTATGTTCTCCTTCTCTTATTTCTAAAAGTTTTTTGACAGCTGTACCATTACCATCATATTCTTCATTTTGTTTATCTGTAACCGAAATTTCTGCCGGCTCTTCATCATCCAATTTATCTGTAATAGTAACCTCAGATCCACCCCATTCAATAGTTGCTTCTTTGGCTAACTTACCGCCTTCAGTTTCAGCTGCAATTTGCTTATCCATTTCACGAATTTCTTCATCTGTCATTTGCAATATTTCTTTCCTGATAAAATCCATAGAATAGTATCTACCAGCATAATCTGAAACATCTCTAAGTATTTCTAAGCGACTCTGCAACATTTCAGATGACTTAATTTCCCTATAATAAGAATCTTCTGCCCATTTATACTGAATCTCATGCTTTATTTGATCCCAATCTTCATCTTTTATAATTCCTTTTAATAACAATTGAGCTCTCAATAAATGGTCAAACAACTCAACAAAATCGTTTCTCAATCTATCAACAAATTTTGAAAACTTTAATTCATCGCGACTAATTTCTGATTCCCTACCAAGTGAAAATCCACTATCGGACTCTAATCTACTTGGAGGAACGTTCAAAGCTTTATATAATTTTGTTTGGAAGAAAAGTACATCTTCCATCTCACCTAAATTTTGACCGCCTGGCAATGTCTGTATTTCAGTTCCCCTACCACCTTCTCTACGAGGTAGCCAGAAGTCCTCTAACATTGACATATGCTTACGATCATCTTTAACTTCACCTGTATCTGCATCATAGACCAATTTATTTCGGAACCTTGTCATTTGATCTTTTAAATATTCTTCGGCTTTTGCTTTCGGCAAATTTCCAACGTCAATATAGAAAAGCCGTCTTTCGGGGGCACGACTTATTCTATATATGACGACCGCATCTTCCATCATTCTCAATTGATTTAACGGTTTTATAGCCTTGTGTAAATGACTTATGACAACATTGTTTGTATAATCAAACAAACCAGAATTAATGTGTGCGACTGCATCAGTTCTTACTTTAATACCCTTTGTTACTTCTGATTGTGCGTTGCCAGCCTTATCATTGAATACATAGAATTCTTCAACTTTATCTACTGTTTCAACGCCATTCGCTGCCTTACCTTTTTGCACTTCCCTGACCTTTCGTATTTTACGAGGATCAACTTGTCTTAATTCTTGTATGCCTTGCTTCTTTTTCGCTTCATCTACAATAATGTGATAGTACATTCTACCATCAACATACCACTTTCTGAAAATCTCATGTGCATCCCGATTAAAATTAAGGAGATGTATGAGAGTATCAAATTCTATATGAATTTTATCCTTAATATTATCGGGTGCACCAAGATCGTTTAAATTTAAAAGTAGAACATCATCGGCTTGATCTGTCGTGGAAATTGCCTCGTTACATATATCATCAATCGCAGCATCACACTCCGACTGAGTTGCCATTTCACGATAACGGTTAATCAACTGAATCTCATTCTTTATCTTACCTTCCATGTCAACATAGTGACCAAAGGCTCCACCTGCAGAAACATCTATTGCACCATCATCATTCTCTGGTGCAGCAAATGATTTTAGATTTTTCTTTTTCCTCGTTATATTAAAGCCGAATATTTGTGCCATTTATTACTCCTAACCACCCAATGTTCTGAGAAATTCTCCTGCTCCAGATAAGAATGACCCAGTACCCCGAGCTATATCCCGACCCCTAGCTAGGGTATCACTGAAGTTTTCAAGGGTTGATCTATCGCCTGCACTATCGCCTTCATCCCCACCATGTTCTGACTGTACACTCATCGTCCAATGGCTAAAATTAACAGTAACTGTAAAAGTTTCAAGTGCATCATTACTTTCCCAATTAAGTTCAATATCACTAACCACACTCGGCCAAGCATTATGAATATTATATCTCTGTATTACATCACCAGAACCATCCAATTGATTAACTCTAAATTGACCAAACGAGGTTTTATCATCGAATCTATTTTTGTTAGATCTAGGGTCATTCATACCCTCCTGCCATCCATGAAAATATCTTCTTAATAGAAAATCTTCATCATTTATGATAGTCATATCCCAAGTATCATACGTTCTATTGCCTGGAATTTTCAATTGACGGCCCATATATGGTACTATAATTTCACCAAAAGTTGCAGCTGGTAATGATGCACCTTGACATAAAATTTTCATAGCATCTAATACTTTCGTATTCATAACTGGTGCATTAACTATCTCAACTTCAAAAAGATTCGGTCGTGCACCACCTTTAAATTCACTTGTAAAACTATTTAAATTTATTCCTGCCATTTTCTATTCCTCCTATGCTATCCCTGCGACTTCATTGAAAGCTACGCCAGAACGTACTGCAACAAAGTTCAATTGGATAAAGTTGATAGAACGAGATGGCTTAATGTATATATCACCAACAAATTCGTTCCTGTCGATTACGTCTGCTGTATTGTTTGTAGAGTCACAAACAACCAAGAAATCTGTAATTCCCCTTCGCCCACGAATATCAGACAAGAAAGGATTAATCATCCCTCTAAATGCAGATCTCGTAAACTCATCATTGAACTCAAACAAGAATTGTTTGGCTGCTCTGGAAATTGCCTTCTCTAAAACAATGAAAAGTCTTCTTACATTAATTCTATCAAACGCACTCGGCTTTTGATATAGTGTTTTGTCTCCGTACAATACAGTACCTTGGCCTGGGAATGATACCACTGGATTAGCACCAGCTTTGTATACAGTATCCCTTGAATTTTGATCTGGATTGAAATACAGTTTAACTGCATTTTTAATATTACCACGTTGGAATCCAGCTGGTGAGAACCATGCATCTCTGGTTGCTTCTGTCTGAGCAATAAGTCCAGCGATGTCACCGTTCAACGGAATACTTCTGTAGGTATCACTATAACGATCATACATCCTCTTATAGCCACTATCAGCGATTGCATAGGATGAAGATTTATTAATACCAGTACCCAACCAAGTATCAGCAACTGCAGTTGCTTTAAGAGCTTGCGTGGTATTACTGGTTATTGTAGCCTTAGCCGAATCTGTAGATGGACTGATTACTGCTACTGCATCTTTACGATACTCAGCAACATTGTCAATCAAATCAATTTGTTGTGCGTTGTTCATTTCCCCAGCAATTAGAATACTTACATCATACTGTTCTGTATCTCGTAGTATCCCATAACCTTTACTGTCAGCGGTATATCGTGCTGTAGCTGAATTACCATTAGAAGTACTATTACTAGCCACTCCACCAACTAAATCAACTGAATATGGCTCACCTATAGGATCAAAAGCAGTTGTTCCTGTAGAAACATTAACTGACGTTGTTTCCCAATTAGTAGCTGCGGGAGGACTTGCCGTATTTTGTATCTCAGCAAATTGACCAGTTGCGTAAATATATTTGGAATTATTTCTAATAACATCTTTGATGTAATTGGAATTGCCTTGCTCGTCTTTTGCATCTGTACACAATGATACATGAGCATATCTCTCCAACACCGTGCCAGGCGTATTTGAAAACTTGCCATCAGCATCTACAACAACAATATGAACTTCATCATTGATAGAAGTATTACCATTTCTGGTTAAAACGTGATTAGACGTGCCAGGAGCTCTATCAAAAAGACCAGCATAATTTGAAGCTTTACTTACTCCATTGACAATAAAACTTTCTTGCCAATCGGCGAAATTGCCGGTATCATCGTGGAATATAGAAACTCGTAAACTATTTCCCATGCTGCCTGGGTATCTTGCGAAAAATGCACCAGTTGTTGCCGGTAATGCAATATCAAAAATATCTTCATTTTCTATTAAAATACTAGCAACTGACCCACCAGCCGTAACTGCTTCAATAGTAGCAGTACCACCAGAGCCAGCACCCGATACCGTAATTATCTGCCCAGGCTCATAACCACTACCACCTGCAGTAACTGAAATTGCAGTAATAGGGCCTGGGGCCGTCGGCGTTGTAGTCGCGACTGTCAAACCAGTACCACCGCCAGAAGCGGGTGTTGTAGTTGTAGTACTTTCTGCACCACCTGCAGTATATCCAGTACCACCTGTAGTTAATTCTATATCTGTAACTACACCTTCTGTACCAGAAAAATCAGAACCTGCATTTTTTGCATCTGTGCCAATTGTTCTTATAACTTGTAATGAATTTGAATATGCCAAGAAACTTGCCGCAGTCAACCAATTTACTGCAGTATCAGTATCGGGTTCTCCGAATACTTCTGCTAGATCACTTTCTCCAGTGACCGTTGTAACTATATCGGCTGGGCCCCATTGAAATCCAGCCGCAATAGCGGCATCGGATGTTGCAACAGGAGCGACTCGTTGAGTGGCATCTATCTCTGAAAAATTTACGCCAGGACTAACTCTGAAAGCCATTTCGTTCTCCTTAATTCTATGTTAAATATATAAGTTTTTGCAAAAACGGACTTAAAAATTGCATCTTTTCTCTGGTTTTATTTATATATTTGCAGTTTTTCAAACATAACTCCAGTGTGTACCATCCGTATCAACAAACCCATCCTGACCAAGACCATCACTAATAATCCCAAATGGCAACAAATCATCTTCAATGGACTTCATTCTATCCGTATATAATTTCAATCTCAAATCTTGATCCAATAAATCTTTAAAATAACGCTGGCCAGTAACCCATGAAAACAATACCAATGCCATTACTAAATCGTCATTTCCGCCTTCTGCTGCTTGATATCCTTTACCTTTCGCTACAAAACCAGTTAATTCTGCAATTGTATCAAAATCAGGTATCAAAAGTTTATCTTCTTCTATTAAATCCTTTAATGTTCTACAACCAATTCTTTTTACTTGCGGAGTAGTTTTCAGACCGAAACTTGTATCCTTACCAAACCCAGCTGAAATAACTTGTCCTGCTCTTCCTTTTACTACAGAGGAAATCATATTTTCATATTCTAAATCATAATAAAGTATATCAGCTACCTGACCGCCGATATCATTTACTTCAACCAGAACCCATGAATCGTTATATTGCTTTGCAACTCTATTTATAACGTTAGGAAACAACATTGGCGATATATCATTATCCTTATATCTAGCCACCATCTTATATGGAGTATCAGTAACATCCAACACAACAAAAACTGAATAATCTTTCTGTACGCCTCTTGCAACATCAACTGATACAAAATAAACTCTATCTGGTTGCGGTGTTTCCCATATGTGCAAATTATCTTTCTTGTATTTAGGTTCTCTAAAAACAAGGTTTCTAAGCTTACTCGGCGAAATGAGAGTATCTACCGACCCTATAAATTCTGTTTCAAACTCAACCCTAAATTGGTCTTCTGATGTATTTCTTATTGTCTGGTCTTTCCATTCTTCATCACGCCCAGGCACCTGCGACCAATGTACATCAATCGGCACATAGTCACTATGACCTTCCACTGCATTTATCCACATTTTATAAAATTGATTCATACCATTTGGCGTAGAAACAATCAAAACCTTTGTGGTAGTACCAGATGAAATAGTAGGATAAACAGATCTAAAAAATTCTTCTGAAATGTGATCTGGTACAAATGCGAATTCATCCAAAAATATAATATTGAATGTTCCACCACGAATTGCACTTGATGAAGTTGAACTGGCCAATATCTTTGAGCCGTTTTCTAATTCTATGTTACCCTTATTCCATTCTTCAACGCCCTGCTGTAGCCATAGTGGTAAATGCTCATATGCTAATTGTAATCTACTCAACAATTCACGTGCTGTACTTCCTTTATTTGCTAGAATACCTACTCTGACATCCTGATTAAAAAGTACATAATGCAACAGATATGCAATAATTGTAGTAGATTTTCCTGTTTGACGAGGCATCTTACAAATGACAAAACGACTATCACAAAATTCTTGAATCATATCTTCTTGGAAATCCCACATATTAAAATCAATAAGACCTTCATCAACTGTTACAATCTTCATATAATTTTTAATGAAATAAAGTGGATCACCTTCACATTTAATATATTCTTCAATCTGTTCCTGCTCAAAATCAACCGAAACATTGATCTTTTTAAGATTTGGATTTCCTAAATAATTTATTGAATTCATTTATTATCTCGTAACATCTTCTGCAAATCTGCTGTAGAGCCAACAAAAAGAGCATTATTTATATTCGTATTCCCCAATTTTCTTTCATTTGTTTTCAAATCTTCCATACGCTTTTGAAGTTCTATTATCTCTTTATTGGTATCTGTAACATTCTTTAACAACTGAGCCACCACCTCATATGCTCTTGGCTGGTCTGTTTCACGTGCAATATCCATTGCACCATCCAATGCCTTTTTACCTTTCTCAACTAATTCATAAAAATTCTCTCTACTCTGAACATAATCTGTTTGAGTATCTTCTTTCCTGTCATCACTATCATCACT